GCACGGGGTGTTCCATCCTCAAGTCTCTGATTGAATCTGATAGGCTACAGATACAGGATTTCGATGTCATCAAGGAACTATTTGCCTTCATCTCCAAGAAGAACTCTTTTGAGGCAGAGGTTGGTTACAATGACGATCTTGTGATGACCTTGGTTCTATTTGGGTGGCTATCCACCCAACCATACTTCAAGGATCTTTCCTCCATGGATATCAGGAAAGACATATATCAGGACACGATCACGAAACTTGAGGAGGAGATGACGCCTTTTGGCTTCATCGATGATGGAGTTGACGATTCTACCCCTGAGCGAAGCGAAGATGGTTCTGTGTGGTTCAAGGACAGAGATTCTCGAATGAATTCTTGGTACTGATTCAAATACCAAAAATCCTACATACATTGTAGAATCATCGGGAGAACCAAATGAGCAGAATACCTGTACAACTTAGCCCTGGTGTGAATTATTCGGAAATTGATCTTACGACGATTGTTCCAAATGTGGCAACTGCCACTGGTGCCATCGCGGGAGTCTTTCAATGGGGTCCAGCAGAAAAAATAGTAACCGTAACTTCAGAAGACGATCTAGTCCGTATCTTTGGAAAGCCCTTAAGGGATGAAAACGGAATAGATTTTCACTGTGCAGCAAACTTCCTTCAGTATGGTCGTGACCTTCGGATTGTTCGTGCTGTTGGATCTGATGAAACAAATGCAAACTCCTCTGGCTTTACGGGCTTGCAGTATGTAAATGAGGATGTTCTTGGTGGTGAGGCCGCATCTGGTCTAACTGCTTCCTTCTATGCTCGTTATCCTGGTGTTTTGGGAAATTCACTCAAAGTCGTGGTTCTAGACGGCAATGGTGAGGCTTCTGTTGTGGTTGGAGCAACAGCAACAATCGGAACAAATACCATCAGATTCTCAACAGTTCTTGGCGGAACTCTTGAAGAAAATGACAAGTTGATCTATCAGACAAATCAGTTCTCTCAGACATTCCTTGTCGATTCGGCAGCGGGAAACACGGTCACAACAAAGACATATGTTGCAAGCGTCATCGGTCTAAGTGCGGATGTCAAGTTCCGCAGTAAGTATGCCGATCTATTCCAACTCACAGCCGAAACAAGCACACAAGCCTCCGCAAAGGGTGGCTCTAATGACGAACTCAATGTCGTAGTCATTGACGAAGATGGTCTATTCACGGGAACCAAGGGTACGATTCTTGAGACATTCCAAAATGTCTCCAAGGCATATGATGCTCGGGACAATGACGGCGCACCAAACTATGTTTCGTCGGTGATCAACTCACAGTCGAACTACATTTGGGCTGGTAATCTTGAGACACTTTGGGGAGCATCTGTTCCACAAGATCTTACAACCACATTCTCTGATATCAGCGGTGGATATGCTGCTGCCAAGGTTTCTCGCTATAGCCTTAGCGGAGGCACTGGTGCTGCTTCATCGACAGCAAATATCTACACTAAGGGATACAGCAAGTTCATCGACCGAGACAATGTTGATATTTCTCTTCTTATCTCTGGTCGATCTGATGCAACCACAGTAAAGTTGCTATCTGATCTTGTAAATGAACGCAAGGATTGCGTGTTGTTTGTGTCTCCACTTCTTACAGATGTTCTAAACAAGACACAATCAGTCGCAACAAATAACATTCTTACCACAAGAAACACAACATACGGAATCAATTCCTCCTATGTCGTGATGGATAGCGGTTGGAAATATATCTACGACAAGTACAATGACATGTTCCGCTATGTTCCGCTCAATGCTGACATTGCTGGTATTTGCGCCCGTGCAGAGTTTGCAACACAATCTTGGTTTTCTCCAGCGGGTCTAAACAGAGGAACAGTCAAGAATGTCATCAAGTTGGCATTCAATCCAGACCAAGCAGCAAGAGATCTTCTCTATGTCGCAAATGTAAATCCAGTTGCTACATTCAGCGGAGAGGGAACCATCCTCTTTGGCGACAAGACCATGTTGAAGAAGCCAAGTGCATTTGACCGCATCAATGTCAGGCGGCTTTTCATCACCCTTGAAAAAGCAATCTCCACAGCCGCTAAATACTCATTGTTCGAATTCAATGATGAGTTTACTCGCTCACAGTTCAGGAACCTTACCATTCCATATCTCCGTAATGTTCAGGCACAAAGAGGTATCACCGACTTCAGAGTGATTTGTGATGAAACCAATAACACTGGAGAAGTCATCGACCGCAATCAGTTCGTGGCAGACATTTACATTAAGCCAGCGCGGTCTATCAACTTCATTCAGTTGAACTTCATTGCAACAAGAACAGATAGCACCTTTACTGAGATCATCTAACAGGAGAGAAAATGGCTAGTCCAATCCCAACACAACTAAGCCCAGGCGTTAAAGTTTCGGAGATCGATCTTTCTCAGTTCATTCAGCCAGAGTCTCTCAACAGTGCTGGTATGGTGGGAACATTCAATTGGGGTCCATGTTTGATTGCAAATCGAGTCACATCGGAAAGCAATCTTGCTGCCCTTTATGGAAAGCCAACCCTTGATCCTTCTGATGTTGACAGTGAGGCAGATTTCTTTGCGGGTGCAAATTTCCTTCGTTATTCAAATAATCTAAAGGCCATTAGAATCCTTCAGAGTGGGGATAAGAACTCTACCTCTAAGGAAGCGGGAATAACAAGTATTGCAAACTGTACTCATGGTAGCATCAAGAATGAGGCAGAGTTTGCACTATTGGGAGGATTTTCTGGACAAGATGGCATCGAATCCATTGCACACTTCCGCGGTAGATATCCAGGAAACTTTGGAGACTCACTTAAGGTCATTGTTTGGGATGGTGCTACAAGTGAAAATGGTATAATAAACACAACAACCACGGCATACACAGATTATACATTGTTTGGCGGATACGCACTAGCAACAATGGCTGGTATAAGCACGGGTACTATCGGATATACATTTGAGGTAAAAAGAAATCCTTTTACTATTGGGCTTGATATGCCTGATGTTGATGGTCTTGTTTCTTTGGGATTTACAAGTGGATCGCATCAATACACTCTTGTCACGGTTGTCCCGCCAACGAGTCAAACTACAGCACAGTTTATAGATTCTCTATCAAACGCAGAAGGAATCAAGTTCTTCTATGCAACAGGAACAACTTCAAGCAATCTTTCTTTGACTAGTTCTGGTAGCATTCCCGATGGAAATAATGGAAATTATTATGTTCTTGAGGATGCAACAGCAACCATAGGCAAAGCGTTCAATCCATTCAATACATTCAACCCATCAACGAATCCTTCGAAAAATATATTCGCAAAAGTAAATTCTGTAAATAGTGCGGCTGTTGATCTGTTATTCTTGAATGCAGATTCAACAAATATGAACTCTGGATTTGCAAATCCATCAGCAACCGCAAAAGCACCAAATCCAGCCGCGTTCAAGAACTTCCAAACATCTGGTATTCCATCAAACTTTGGTTCTTTGATCTATACAGGAACAGATAGCACAAATCTATTTGTTACCTACAGATCCACATGGTCAACTATAGCCTCCAAGATATTCAACACAGTATCGGGGACTCCATCTACTTCTATAAAGGGTTGGAATCTTCTTGTTGGGTTGACTGGTGGAATCACATTTGTTCAGACAGTCAGTGGAACTCAACAAGCAATAGGTCTTACCTTTGATACAGTTGGTGGTCTTACTGGTATCCAAAGAGACTTTGCATTCGGTATGAAGCAGTTTGGAAAGACATCAGTTGTAAACTCACAGACAACATCAACTGTTGCAGATTTTACATCATCAACCGCGATCTTTGATAAGATACCAAATACATCAGAATTCGCTCTTAGTGTTGGTGGTTCAAATGATGAAGTAAGTTTTGCAGTTATTGATACGGGTGGAAAGTTTGGTCCAAAGAATGGACTTCTTGAAAGATTCCAACTTCTATCAAAGGCAAAGGATGCAAAGAATCTTGATGGTGAGTCAATCTACTATAAAGACTACATCAATAATAACTCTAAATTTGTTTACTGTACCAAGCCGTTTGGTTTGAGTGGTGGTGGCAATGCATCATCGGATGCAACCACCGCATTCGGTGAAATCTTCTATTCTTATGTTGATGTACCTGGTGGCACAACCTACACAAGGAAGGGATTCTATGAATCCCAACTTTATTTTGGTGAATCAAGCGCATCAACTCCAACAATCGCTGAGTATAGCAATGCATATTCAATCTTTGCTGATGATGATTCGGCAGTTGATATTATCTTTGTACCAGAATCATCAGTTGCAACTGATACATCAAGCGCAGCAACAACAGTAGAATCTATCGTCTATGATACGGTGATTGAACCACGCAAGGATACCATCCTTGTCATTCCAACACCAAAGCCAGCAAGCACAACTCAACATTCTGCACAAGCAACAGCAAATGCCATTGGATTCAGGAAGACCAATCTAACAGTTCCTTCCAACTCGTACACAATGCTTGTTGCTGGTAGAAAGATCTACTTTGATACATTCAATAATCAGTTGCGTAGAATGTCTCTATCATCAGATCTTGCTGGAATACTCTCCGCACAAGAGATTCCTTGGGAATCGCCAGCGGGATTTGCAAGAGGAATCATCCGCAATGCCATCAAGTTGGAGACAAACTTCTCCAAGCCTGATCGCGACGAACTTTATAAGAACGGAATTAACTTCTTCGTTCAGTTCAATGATGGATCTGGTACAGCATTGTTCGGTGACAAGACTCTTCTAACCAAACCAAGTGCCTTTGATCGCATCAATGTCCGCAGAGTGTTCATCTCTCTTGAGAAGGCCATTTCTAAGGCGGCTAAGTTCTCATTGTTCGAATTCAATGACGAGTTCACCCGTTCTCAGTTCCGCAATCTAGTAATCCCATTCCTCTCAAGTGTACAATCACAAAGGGGTATTGCAGATTTCAAGGTTGTTTGCGACAACACAAACAATACTGCTGAAGTGATTGATAAGAATCAGTTCGTTGCAGACATCTATATCAAGCCATTGAAGTCCATCAACTTCATTCAGTTGAACTTCATTGCAGTGAGAAGCGACTTTAACCTCACCACCATCGAATAAATAAGCCTATAGGGAGCATCAAGAATGAACATCAAGAACTTTGCCAATGCAATGCAGGGAGCGGGAGTCAAGCCTTCTCTCTTCGAAGTTCAGGGTAGAATCGGTGGAACGGAAAGCCCACTCACTCCGTTCCTTGTCAAGTCCGCATCATTGCCAGGTACTGCGTTAGGAACCATCGAAATTCCATTCCGTGGAAGAAGAATCAAGGTACCTGGCGACCGCGTCTTCGGTGATTGGACAATCACACTCATCAATGATAATAAGTTCCAACTTCGTAATCTTTTTGAACTTTGGGTCAACAGCATTCAGTCGATGCAGACAAATGTTGCTACCAACGAGTTCATCAACTTCGCTGGTCCAGTCTTCACAGATTGGACTGTAAATCAGTTGGATCGTGCAGGAAAGCCAATCAAGGCATATACTTTGGTTGGATGCTTCCCAACTGACATCTCTCCAATCGATCTTTCATATGAAGCAACAGATCAGATTGAAGAGTTCAGCGTCACTCTTGCATACTCTTACTTCACATCTAATGTCGGAACGCCAGACGCACAACCGCTACCTGGCTTGAACAACTTCACCCCAGGTGGTTAATCTTTAGTATTTGGAGATCGTGAATGGCTTTTGAACTTTTTGGATGGAGCCTGGGTAGATCAGGCGATAGGACAGCCCCGAAACTTGAGCAGGAAGAGATTAAGGCAAATGCATCATTTGCCCCTCCTGATCTTGAGGACGGGGCTATGCCTATTTCGTCTGGTGTATACTTTAGTTCCTACATGGATTTCGATGGGGGAATCAAGTCAACAGCCGACATGATTCGCAAGTACAGGGAAATGGCCCTGTATCCTGAAGTTGAAATGGCAATCGATGACATCTGCAACGAAGCAATCGTCTACGATGACACAAAGAGGCCAGTCGAGATCGTTGTTGATGACAGGAAACTTTCTCCAAAGATTAAGGCAAAGATCCAAGAAGAGTTTGATGAGATCCTTCGTCTGCTGAAGTTTCAAGATAAAGGATACGAAATCTTTCGAAAGTGGTACATTGACGGAAGACTCTATTATCACAAGATCATAGACAAGGAAAACCCAAAGAAGGGTCTTGTCGAACTTCGTCCAATCGAATCAACCCACATCAGGAAGGTTCGAAATGTTCAGAAGAAGAAGGACAAGGCAACCAATGCTGATCTTGTCACAAAGGTTGACGAGTTCTTTGTCTACAGCGAGCGCGAGGAAACATCCACAACCACTGCGGCATTCACTCCCGCCACACCAACCAAGGGTGTGAAGATTGCCACAGATTCGATCTGTTACACACACAGCGGTTTGTTTGATTCAGGTAAGAAGCGCGTCCTATCCTATGTTCACAAGGCACTCAAGCCACTCAATCAGTTGAAGATGGTCGAGGATGCCGTTGTGATCTATCGGTTGTCTCGCGCTCCAGAGCGAAGAGTTTTCTACATCGATGTCGGCAATCTTCCAAAGAACAAGGCCGAGCAGTATCTCAAGGACATCATGAACCGCTATCGCAATAAGTTGGTTTATGATGCATCGACTGGAGAACTCAAGGACGAGCGTAGGCACATGACAATGCTTGAGGACTTTTGGATGCCTCGCCGCGAAGGTGGCAAGGGAACCGAAGTCTCAACGCTACCAGGTGGACAGAATCTTGGACAGATGGACGATGTCCTGTACTTTCAGAAGAAACTATACAAGTCATTGAATGTTCCCACATCAAGACTTGAGACTGATCAGAACGGCTTCAATATGGGCCGTCAGGCAGAAATCACCCGCGACGAACTCAAGTTCTTCAGATTCATCGAAAGACTTCGCAAGAAGTTCGGTGAACTATTCATGGACATCATGAAGACTCAGTTGCTTCTCAAAGGAGTCATCACGAAGGAAGATTGGGAATACATTCAGCCCATGATTCGCTTCGACTTCCGCAAGGATTCATACTTCACGGAAGCAAAGGAGAACGAGATCCTAACAAACAGACTGAATCTCGTCAATAGTGCAGATCCATATCTCGGCAAGTACTTCTCTAAGGCTTATGTTCAGAAGCATATTCTGCGTCTTTCTGAGGAAGAAATCGCGGATATCACGCAGGAAGTCGAGCAAGAGAAGCAAGAGAATCCCGATACTGCCATTCCAACGCAGATAGCGACCCAAGTCACCACTCAGCAGATGACTGGTGATATACAGATGCAGCAGCAGTTGCAACAGCAACAGGCTCAAATGCAGATGCAAGCACAAATGCCACAGCCCCAAGAACAACCAAACTCCAAGAAATAATAGATAATCAAATCAGGAGATAATAAAATGTCCGATTCAAGAGAGCTCATCAGGGCAATCATGGACGAAGATTTCGTCTCTGCCAAAGAAATCACAAATGGCCTTCTTTTCTCCACCGTTGCCGATCACATTGATGATGTAAAGGCTGAAGTTGGAATGAACCTTTTCGATGAACTTGAGGAAGGTAAGGATTATGATAAGGACGGCACGATTGAATCTCCAAAGGATGAAGTCCTTGGTTCACGCATCAATGCCGCAGTCAAGTCTGGTAAACTCTCACCACAACAGGCAGCAAAGACCAAGAACAAGGGCATGTACCGCTAAGGATTTTCTATGCTACTAATCACAGAACACAACGAAACAAACATTCAGACCATTGCTGAAGATGCTGGCAACGGAAAGAAGAACTACTACATTCGTGGTGTGTTCATGGAATCCGAGCAGATTAACAAGAATGGTCGAATCTACCCACAATCCATCATGGAGCGTGAGGTTGGTAAGTACAACGACAACTACATCAAGAGCAGCCGTTCGCTTGGCGAACTAGGCCACCCACAGGGACCAAGCCTAAACCTCGACAGAGTTTCCCATATCATCAAGGAGATGAATATGGATGGAACTGTCGTTTATGGAAAGGCAAAGATTCTTGATACACCATTCGGAAACATTGTTAAGAACCTCATTGATGAGGGTGTGCGCCTTGGCGTTTCATCCCGTGGAATGGGTTCTTTAAAGCAAGTAAACGGCGTGAACGAGGTTCAGGACGATTTTAGTCTTGCAACAGTAGACATCGTTGCAGATCCATCAGCCCCAAATGCCTTTGTCAATGGCATCATGGAAGGCAAGGAGTGGGTCTGGAACAATGGTATTCTTCAGGAGAAGGCTATTGCCTCATACAAGAAGACCATCACAAAAGCCAGTTCACGCGAACTAGAAGAAGCAAAGTTGGAAGTCTTCAAGGACTTCTTATCAAAACTCTGATTTTTATACATAAGGGAAGATAAAGGAGATTTCTAATGCCTCAGCCAGAAGAGTTCTACGAAGAAGAAGAGATCCTTGAAGACATTGACAACGATGTTGATGAGGACGATACCATCGATGATGAAGAGCCAACCGACGATGAACTCGTTGAAGATGGCGAAGAAGAATTTGATGAAGACGACTTCATCGATGAAGACGAAGAAGACGAGGACGAGGAAGATGTCTCTGAGGAGTACGAGGTGGTTGCAACAAGCGACACCAATACTGACTTCGGCGGTGGCAAGACCAAGAGGTTCCCCGAGCCAGAAGACAAGTCTGCTCAGAACAAGGCAACCATTGCCTCCAAGGTTCCATTCAAGGGCAAGGCAAAGATTCCAGATCGTTCGGACTTCACCATGCAGGAGCATATCGGTGCAATGTTCGAAGGCGAGGATCTCTCCGAAGACTTCAAGAACAAGGCGATTGCAGTATTTGAGGCAGCAATCAACGAGCGTTACGACGCAATCGTTACTCGCCTTGAAGAGGCATATGAGCAGACTATCGCTGAGAACACCGAGAAGATTCTTGATGAACTCTCAAGCCGCGTCAATGACTATATCTCCTACATCGCTGAAGAATGGGTCGAAGAAAATCGTCTCGTTCTTGAAAGCGGTATCAAGGTAGAGATCGCAGAGAACTTCCTCAACGGCATGAAGGGTATCTTCGAAGAGAACTTCATTCAGGTTCCTGAAGAGAACGAGAACATGGAACTCCGTAAGGAAATCCTTGCTCTCCGCTGCGACGATATCTTTGAATCATATTGCGACGGTCTTGCAGACACCCAAGTTGAGAAACTCCGCACTCTCGCAGAGGGTATTGAGTTCGACTCAGAGGATATGTTTGAAGACAAGTTGGCAGTCCTCAAGGAATCATACTTCGGCAATGCTCGTCGCGTAAAGGCACCAGCACCTGTCACCGAGAATCTTATTGAGGAAGTAGTCCTCGACTCAGGCGACGAGGAGCAGGAACTCGCAGAAGAAACAGCACCAATCAATCCAATCATGCAGCACTACACATCTGCATTGTCACGCAAAGGTCTAAAGAACAGGTAATCCCTGTCAAATCAAGGAGAATAGAAATGGGTACTTTCACACTAGTCGAACAACTTGAGCGCAAGTGGGAGCCAGTTATGGAACATAACAGCCTCTCGCCAATCAAGGACAACTACCGCCGTGCAGTCACGGCAATCCTCTTGGAGAACCAAGAGCAAGCACTTCGCGAAGCAGCAGCACCAGCAAGTGCAATCGGAGCAGCGGGTCTTGATTATGCAACTGGATCTGGTCTTGCAGGATATGATCCAATCCTCATCTCGCTCGTTCGCCGCGCAATGCCAAACCTCATGGCATACGATGTTGCATCAGTTCAGCCAATGACCTCGCCAACTGGACTCATCTTCGCAATGAAGTCCACTTATGTCAACCGCAGTGGATCAGAAGCCCTCTTCAATGAAGCATTCACTAAGTTCTCGGGTGTTTCGGGATCTGCTTCGTCTGCTGGTGGCGGCACTGCCGAATCAACATTTGTTGGTGATCCACTTTATGGTATTCTCGGAACCACTGGTTCTGCCATTTCGGGTGCCTCTGGTTGGGAACCATCTAGCGGAATGTCCCGCGAACTCGGTGAAGGTCTTGGTGAAGGTGGAGCAAATGGCGACTTCAACACCATGGCATTCACGATTGATCGTGCATCAGTCACTGCAAAGACTCGCGCACTCAAGGCAGAGTATACAATCGAACTCGCTCAAGACCTCAAGGCTATCCATGGCCTCGACGCTGAGACAGAACTCGCCAACATTCTCAGCACCGAAATCCTTGCTGAAATCAACCGCGAAGTCGTTCGTTCGATCTACACCACAGCCAAACTCGGCGCACAGCACAGCGATCTTTTCTACAAGACCTCTGGAAGCACTTACTCGTTCGTTCCAGGCGCATCAAATCCATCTCAAAGCACTGGTCTTGCTGCTCCAGGTGGTGTCTATGACCTAATCCGCGACTCAGACGGTCGTTGGTCTGCTGAGAAGTTCCGCGGCCTCATGTTCCAAATTGAGCGCGAAGCCAATGTGATCGCTAAGGATACCCGCCGTGGTAAGGGCAACTTCATCATCTGCTCTGCGGATGTTGCATCAGCCCTCGCAATGGGTGGATTCCTTAACATCAGCCCAGCACTCAATGTTAACCTTGATGTTGATGACACGGGCAACACCTTCGTCGGTGTTCTCAATGGTAAGATCAAGGTCTATGTTGATCCTTACTCCTCAGTTGGTATCAGCGCAAACGCTCGCGACTTCGTCTGCGTCGGATACAAGGGAACCTCGCCATATGATGCAGGACTCTTCTACTGCCCATACATCCCACTACAGATGGTTCGTGCAATCAACGATGCGACCTTCCAGCCAAAGATTGGTTTCAAGACCCGTTACGGCATGGCAGTCAATCCATTCGTCAACACAACCAATGTTGCAGTTTCTAGCAACTATCGCGCAAATCAGTACTACCGCATCTTCCGCGTGGACAACCTCCATGGCGTTCAGGGTGTAGTTTCACAGTCCTGATAGTTGACTGAAAATAATCAGTAGAGGTCGGGGGGAGAAATCCCCCCGATTTCTTTTTTAAGGATACATATAGGCATGAGCGACGAATACGATTCATCATTGATAAATGCCGCTGCCATAAACGAAGAAGGCACTAGTTACAATGCACTTCTTCGTCAGCCGACAAATGTAAATGCATATCAGAATACAAACTTTAAGTTGTCTTTCACAAGACTCCCAAATGTCACCTTCTGGTGTACATCGGTAAATATACCATCAATTTCGGTTGGTGAGATAAGCATACCGAATAGACTGCTAACACATCATGTGCCTGGGTCATCTGTTCAGTTTGATCAGTTGCGAGTCACATTTGAAGTTGATGAAGATTTTG